ACCTTTGAGCTGAACCATGAATGCTCCCCAAGTTGTAATTATTGGCAATAATACGGGCAAGAACGGCTTTAGTGCATTAATTATATTTCCTATCAATTTGATAAATGTTGCAATTACACTAATAACTGGAGGAATAGATTTTGTAATTGTACTAAAAACTTGATTAACTACAGTTTTTAACTTGTCAAAATTCTGAGCGATTGAACCAAGACCAGCGCTCTTCATTCCGTTATCAATTGCAGATAAAACATTCGCCAAACCTTTCACTACTGCTGTTTTTACATTTTTGAACGAGGTTTTTATCCCTGCTGAATTTTTCTTAGCAAGTTCCGCAAAGCCTCCAACACCGTCATTCAATTTAATTAATCGACTATTGAAGTCATCGAATGTAATTTTCCCACTTTGTAAAGCATCATATAGATCACTAACCGAATTTACACCTTGGTCTTTAAAAGACTTAGCAACTTTATCCATTGCAATGGGCATTGTTTCTTGAAGTGTTCGCCACGATTGCATATCAACAGTTCCCTTAGATAACATTTGAACATATTGTTGCATTCCTCGGCTTGCATCTGCAGTTGAAGCACCAGAAGCTAGAAAAGCATTGTTTAATGCAATAGCTGTATCAGTTCCTTTTGTTAAGCTTCCTGTAGATATAGCAAGTTGTTGAGTACTGGATACAATTTCATCAAGAGAAGTAGGTAAGCCATCAATTCCTTTATTCAGTTTTGCCATTGATTTATCAACATCAGAAGCAGAATAACCAAGCGCCTGCATTACAACAGGATACTTATTCAAAGTATCAAAACGGTTAATTGCACCATCTAATGAATTTCTAACCAAACCTACCGCAGAATCAACAAGTTTAAAAACCCCAACACCCTTAGCAATATCTAGGATAGAAGTATTTGTATTTTGTGAGTTCTTGTTCAATGTTCCCATTGAACTATCTGCTTTATTCATGGTTGAAGTGAAATTTTTATCAACAGCACTCAGAATCGCTTCTACACTATAAGATTCCATGTTTTTCCTCCTTTCTTACTTATTTGCTTTTTTCATGAGGTTAATTAGTTTTTTGTCCTTTTTAAAAGCACTGTCCGAAGTTTCGATTCCTAAAATATCATTTTCAAATTTTTCTTTATCAAAAAACTTCTTGAAGGTCGAATAAACTGGAACTTGCTTCTTACCTTGTTGCTTAGTTGATTGAACTTGCCAATTTGCCCATGCTTGTTGGTAAATAGATTCTTGCTCATCAAGTCTTTTTAGCCTATAAGCTTTCAGCCTTAATTCATACTCCGAAATGGTCATGCGCTCTATATCTCTTAGATTAGCAATTCCGAGATAACGCAAACAATTTATCTGAACTTGTTCATAGAGTTTGTCAAAATCTGTTACTGTAGATTTTTGTTGACTTCTTTCTCGAAGTTCAACGTTTTCTTCTTGGTAAATTCCGACTTTTTTAACTCTTCGAGTACTAAATCAAAAAGCGCATCAACTCCATTTTCTTCAATCCATTCAACTATCCCTTTCTCAGAGACACGAGGATTTTCTGTTGCATTCGCAGTTTTTAGCATTTCAACAAGTGTTTCGATATCTCCGCTAAAGAAGTTCATCAAAGCATTATCTAAGCCGGCTTTTAAAGTCATCCCACGCTCTGTGACTTCATTTTTTTTATTCAATTCCTTAATGAATCGGTAACCAAAGATAAAAACATACTGTTTGTCATTAATTGTTAATTCCATTTTGATTTCTCCTTAAAAAATAAAGACTAGAGCGAATCTCTAGCCTTTTGTTTATAGTATTTAAATTGTCACTTCTACAACTGTACTCCAGGCAGGGCCAGTAATATTTTCAGCTTTATCCCTGAACAGTATCTTTGAAGACATACTGAACAACATTAGCTTGTTCAGTAGTTAGTGTGGCATAGCCCTTTTGAGGTTTACCGAACACTCCAAATTCTAAACTCAATTCAAGCGCATCTTCTGAGTTAGGTTCATAAGAGAAACTTGTAAGATAAGCACGATGATATTTCGCTTTGTACTTGCCTGTGTCTAATCCGAGAGTTGCTTTTTCAGCTTTATCAATTTCCCACACTTCAATAATTTCTGCATCATCAAACGCTTTGTCCATTTCGTCAAGATGTGGGTCACCATTTGCTGCAATAGATGTGGCAGACAAACTATATTCAACTTCTGCAAGAGCACCAATTGGTCCATCTTTAGTTGCTATGGTGTTGTAATCTCGAGTTTTTTCATTAGAGTGTTCTGTTTGGAATGCAAGTTTCCAAGCGGCTTCTTTTGATGCTTTACTAAGCACACGATAGAGCAAGATAATATCTTTCCCTTGTTTGGCTGTTAATTCTGCCATATTAAATCTCCTATCTTAGTCTAAATTCTAAGTTAATCAACGCTCTTTTAAGCGGTGTATTTGTTGTTGTATCGTCCAGCATTTGAATGGTACTTGCTTGTGAATTCAAAGCCCAAGAATAGCCATCTGTGGCACTTATATTCAATGCTTGATTAAATATATTGCTTGCCATGTCAGACGCTTCCTTGCGCTTCTTCTGTAAGCTCCAAACAGATAATGAGAGACTTACTGTCCCCTTGATATCCGTTTTATTTGGTTCATGAATGGTTTGAGTATTCTCCAATTCAACAAATGGATATCTCACTTCATTCATTTGCTTATAATCATAAACGGTATACCCCAAAGCTTGTATTCGTTTGAACAATTCGTCAAAAATAGATTGGTCTCGAGTTTTAATCATTTGAGTAACCTTTCTAATTCTTTAATAAATACGCCTTTTTGCTCATTATAAGCTGGTTTTACAAAAGGTTGAGCAGATTGAAAACGAGTTCCATATTCAACATATGCGGAATAATCTGTGTGTGGTCCAGCTTGACCGCTGAATCCACCTTCTGTCAACTCCATTTTTATGGATCGCTTCATATATCCGGTGTCAACTGGAACAAGTTTCTGCATATTCGCTGTCATATTTGACGTGTTAGACTTTACAACTTGTTGAACATCCTTTAAAGAAGCGGCTTTATCCAAATGCTTTACAAGCTGGTCAATCCCTTTTATGGATAAGCTAGATTTCATTGACTTACCTCCTGCAAAATAAAAGTGTTTCGCTCACTTGGATTGCGGTAAGTCATTAAAGCCCACTTTTTATTATCAAACTCAATGTAATCATATTCTGGCATAGTAAAAAGGGGCATCATTCGCATGACTTTTGCCCCTTGTTTAATATCCCCGAAAACTTTTATACTTCTGTCAGTTCCAATATCAGTGATGTTTGCACTAAATACTGCTCGAGTTGGTTCTTTTTCAACCCATTCGCCCAAATCGGGGTCATAATGTGAGTCGGGCGATTCTTTGATAAAAGTAACTTCATCTAAATATCTCAATACAATCTGAACCTCCCAATCTTCTTATCGCCCTCAGTTTCTTTTGATTTTCGCCATGATTCAATTTCATCGGCATACTCATCAAAATCAGATTCTGAAAAAGTCATGCTTAATCCTTCTTGTGAGTAGGACTGCATGCCTTCTTGACCGATACGATTAAAACGCTTCAAGGAAACGTCCAAAACAACATATTCTAGTTCTGGCGGTACTTCTTCAATGTCAGAACCAAGAATAAGCAATAGACGTTCACGAGTGCGTTTTTCGATTACTTCCAAGCGCTCATCCGATGAACCGCCTAAAAGCTTTTTTAAATCATCAGTGATAGCCATAAGCAACTCCTAATTTTGAAATCAAATCTTCTTTCTTATCGTTTTTTGTATATTCTATCCCTTTAGTTTCAAGAAGCTCTTTTAGCTGATTAACGGTAAGCGTCGTTAGTTCATCATTTTTCACTTGCTTGGTCGCATTTATGTTTTCATATTTATGCAAGTGGCGACTTAGTAGCCGTCCCATTATACACCAGACGTAAATGTGATATTAACAACTTTTGTTAAATCATAGAGATATGCTGCGTAATGTTCATCTGCAGTAATTACAGTTGTTTTAGTAACAATATCACGGTCAGTTTCTACCTGAACTCCACGTTTTAAAACTAATTTCAAAGCTGGGCTATTTGAAACAATCTTGAACATTAGAGCTGAACCCTCAGCTAGTTTTTTAGATCGTACAATTTGAGCGCCTAAAACATCAGCGTAAGTTCCGTTGATAATAGTATTTGCTCCTACTTCTGAACCAATTTTTTGTGCGTTTGCATCTTTACGAATTTTTGCCGCATCTTTAGGATTGACGATAAGAACATAGGCTTGTGCATCCTCATCATTAAAGATATCCAATGCAGCTTGAACCCCGTCAACGTTTGCTTTAGTAGAAACAGTTTGAGAGGTAGTCTTAGCTGCGCTCAATAAGTCGTCATCGACTTTATTTGCAAGAGATAGCCCAAGTTGTTTATTAGATTCTCCAATTGGATCACCATAACCTGATAATGCGGCTTCATCCGTGATTTCTGTACCTTTTGCAGCTTTTTTAATTGTTACTGACTTAGTAGTAGTTCCGATTTTATCTAACGAAATTTCTCCGCCTTCTGCAACATCAGCAGCATCGCCAATATAAGTAAAAGCTGGGAATTTCAAAGTATTACCTGGTTGTCCTTGAAGTGTTGTGTCAACTTGTGCAAGGGGTGCAAACCGAAGTGCTTTATTCAATTCGTATGAAACAATTGGTGCAAGCACCTCTGGATTTACTAAGTCTGTAAGTGTTGTTTTTTGTTTTGACATTTTAATAGCCTCCTGTTAATTTTTTAAATTCATCTGGATTTGATTTTGCTAATTCAGCTTTTTCAGCATAAGTCATCGAATCAAATTTTTCTTTATCGACTGATATTACATTACCCGGAACACGTTTAGGCGTTGTTCCTGTGTTTCGTGCTTTTTCCCACTGTGAGCGTTGATTATCAAGTAAGTTGAGGAAAGTTTTTACATTGCTGTAAGTTTTTTCTCCATCAACATCAACTAACAATCCTAATTCAGCAGCACTCAAAGCAATTCCACTTTCTTTCAATACTTCATCAGCTTGACTGGTAATGTTTGAAATTTTGATTTGTGCTTTAAGGCTTGCGATTTCATCGTCTTTAGCTTTTTGAAGTTCGGCAGCTTTTTCTTCGTCAGATTTTTCTTTAACTGATTTTTTGCCACCTTTTTCAAGTTCTTCAATACGAGCCAGTGCTTGGTCAAGCTGTGTTTTTGTTTCATTTTTTTCAGCCTGCTCTTTACCAATTCGTTTTTGAAGCTTTTCGACAATTTTGTCATTGTCAGTTGATTGTTCTTGTTGCTCTTCTTCGTTTGTTTCTGTTTCAGTTTCCGAACCAGCTTCAGACGTCTCATCGACTGCTTCTTCTGCGAACAGTTGCAAATTAAGGGGTAAAAGTTCTGTTTGTTCCATTTCTGGTTCCTCCTACTCGCATTTAAAGACTTGGGAGTCTGATTTTCTCGTGTTTTATTTAGTGTCCACAACGTTCGGAAACGGACAAGAAAAACCCATGGAATACCAAGGGTTTAAAATTATTATTTAATGAGTTGATTGTGTTCCTTGATATAAGCATCAAAATAAAATTCTTGCTTATCTCCGTTGTAAGTTACTTCATAATAGCGACCGTCTGGGGCATCGGTAGAAAGCAACGCTTTGTTATTCTGCAAAGTCTTGCATGACCACACGACATATACTTCTAATGGTGTCGTTTTTTCCTCGTTCTTTTTATTGGCATAGTCAGCTACCATTTGCTTTGCTTTGTTTGTGAATTGTAATTCGTCCATTTTCTGCCCTCCTTTGAGCATAAGAAAAGCGCCTGTCAGTGACAAACGCTTAGTTGTTTTAAGTTCCTGGTATCCAGTCTTTTAACTCTTTGAGTGTTTTGTAGGCTTTTTTCATCATGCTATTGTCATCCAGATATTCAATACCCTTAATAGTAATTTTTATATCAGATAACCCAGTAATTAACTTACCGTCTTTGGTTTCAATAAAAGATACACCTTTAATATAGCCATTTTCTTTTAGTTCCTCAAGAATATCATTCAGATAGGGATAGCTCACTCTGTAATTCTGTGGATCAAAAACTCCTGGATCAATTTTTTCTCCTTTTTTCATTGCATGATAAAGGTAAGCCAAAATTTTATAAGAGATATAAAAGAAATCATCTTTAGCCATCTATAACCTCGCTTTCGTTAATATTATTTTACCATAAGTAGAATTTTATCCCTTTCTTTTATTGCGCAATTGTTCAATCGCTTTGTCAGCTTCTGTCCTGTCATCAAAAGCTTGCTTGTACTCATCTTGACTGATTACTTTCCTATCAAGTAAATCATCCCAGAAACCTTTATCATCAACATGCGGTGCTGTGCTGCATCTACAGAACGGATGCATGTTTGGTGCATTAATACCAGGCGACATATCTTTAAGCTTGAATATTTTACCATTCAATGCTCCACAGATAGGACAAGCTGACGGTTCAGCAATATATTCATAACTTTCAATATCCGCTTTTTTATAGCTTTCTTCTTGAATAGCTGTTTGAATTCTCGTTGTTTCCGACACAAGCAATCGTTGAGCATTGTAAGTCGCATTAAGCTTGCCTTGTTCAGTCATTAGCCTTTTTAGTTGTGGGGCTAGTGCTTTCGGATTGATTCCACCGGTTACTGAACGAATGAGAAGTTTTTCAATATCAGCTTTTAATTCAAATTGATATTGCCAAAGCTTGTCAGAGAAACTGGCGAATCCTTCGACTTTATAACTTCCATTAAGAACTGATTCAACTAAACTGTTATATCCTTTCTTTGGAACACTTAGACCAAGAATTCCGGCTTGTCTTTCAAATTCTGTGAGAGCTACGCCAGTCAAATTATTTGAGAAATACTTGTCCAAGTCATCAAATACTGAAATAAGCTCCAGACCAATATTTGCTTTCAGAAGTTCTAAACGATTCACTCTCATAGTCAAGTTATAAAGTTTCAACACTTGATTCGCTTGGTGCGAAAAGTCTTTTTCTTGAACGTATTTCTTAGCTTTACTGGCAAATGCCTTGACATCCATCTTATCCGCACGTTTCATGGCTTCACTAATAGAAACCCCTTGACCATTCGCAAAGTTCTGCCAGTTGGCATTGATTTCTTTTTGAATGGCTTCTTGTGCTTCAAATAGCTTATCCATGATTTGATTCATGCGTTTAGTATCATCTTTGATTTGTTGCGCCTGCCACGCTTGCTCACGTTTTATCCAATAGTCGGGAGTTCTCATAGGTTACTCCTCATTTGTTTCAGGAACTACTGCATCTGTTCCCTTTTCACTAGGTTGTTTATCCTTGTCAAAGATAGCTGTAGAAGCTTCTTCCTTTTTGATTTTTTCCATTTCAGCTTGGACATCTGGGATAACAGAGATGACACTTAAAGCAGTTTCTTCACTAGTAATACCTTTTAGAATATTAGCAGTCTCAGCTTGTTCCTTAATGTCTTTAGGCTCATTACGAGTAAAGATGTACTCAATATCTTTCCAAGCGTCTTTGTTTGAAACGTTCGTACTTAACTCACAATATAGTTTATATCGACTATTCAAAGAAGATTGGAACTTGCGTTGAAATGACAAAGCTAAGTTACTCATTGCTTGAAGTTTGTAAGCTAACGAGACACCACTTGATGACCCGAAAGATTCATCAGAGATATTCGCAACCATTGTTGTTTGGAAGATTAATTTAGTTAGTCTGTCCAATAGATTTTCTGTTTGAGAATCACTATCAGGCTTTTCTAAGAATTTAACATCCACATTTTTCGCTTCGGAACCCTCGCCATAGTAATTAATAACACGGTTACTGCGAATGTTTTTCAAGTCCTCTTCTTCAACTGCAGCACCTAAGAATGCCAAGTACTGATCGCTGAAATAATCAACGTCATTTGCTTTTTCACTAATAGCTTTATTAAAAGCGTTGACTAATGAAATAACAGATTCAAAAATGCTCATTCGTTCTTCGTTGAAATAGAACTCTACAACGGGCAAATCATCAAAAGGATTCGGCGCTTGTTCAGTCATGTTGTAAAATCCCATGGTTCCATTTAAAGCATAGGTTGTTTCTTTGGTATAAACTTCACCATACAATTTATAGTCATCATCATAACCATAACGCACCGCAAACAATGGTTCTTGTTTAATCGTGTCATCATAAACCATGAATATATTTTCAGGGGTGTTATAAATAACATTCGTTCGAGTCTCTTCGTCTTGATACAAGAGTTCAAAAGCTCGACCATAAATACAAGCCATCTTTGCAAGCTCCGACTCTTCATCTTCCATGTCATTCAGATTATCAAATTCTTGTAGTTTAGAAAGTATTTCTTTATCTGAATGAGACTTTTTAACTGGAATCCCATTGAAGTAACCTGTGAAAGTATCAACGATATATTTAGTGAAGTTAACAGTTAAACGATTATCTGGTTTCCAAGGGTCTTTTGTTGGCTCATCATCAATCGACATGATCCCACGATACATATTTTTTAAGTACTCATACCGAGCAACTTCTAATTTATGTTTTTCCATGAACTTGGTAAGCACTTCAACTGTGATTAGTTCGTCTTTTGGAAATGTCATTAATTTAGGTGGTTTGTATTTCAATTAGAATCCTCCTTTGAAAGATTTTAGTTTTGCTTTACGAGTTGTCATTGTCTCAGCAATCCCTGTTGTTGCATCCGGCGCATCATCATGTTTATTTTTACCTTCACGTTGATAAGTTGTCATTGCTTGATAGTATTCTGGGAAACGAGTTCGCCAGTCATTCGGAAAGCGAACATGCTGTTCTATCCAATAACTATTGGAATAAATTCGGGCTTCTTTATTATTTCCTTGGAAGAAATCTTCTACAGCACAAGCAACTTTGCCTTGAATCTTATCCCTGACAGAACGAGCAAAAGACCGACCGCCATTGTTGCGCTCGATTCTTGAAG